GTGCTGCATATTTTAAATAAACAAACAGGCAAGAGAGCCGAAGTACGTGGTAAATTAGGATACGAAACTGACGGATATGATCCTAACGACAAGTTACATCAACTGTTGGATAAAATAGGAAAAAGTGCTAGTGTTAGTGATCTCATAAATGGAGATGTTGTTAGTATAAATCCTAGACATCCTGATGGTGCTAACGCAAAAGCAGCAACAGATAAAGCATACGATGAAGATCGACATCCGAATGAAAAACCAATAGGTCCTGAAACTAAACCTACAATGCCAGCCGGCACTATTCGTGTTAAAGTAAGCGATGTTTATGACTGGTATAAACTAGGACAACATATTAGCGACTTAGAAGGACTAGGAAAACACGATTTCGGAAAGGGTCCTCCGGAAGCTGTTATATCATTTGGCAGCGAAGAAGAAGAACACAAATATATCGAACTCCTTAAACAGTTAGGTTTAGATATAATCGACGTTGATCCTAATAAAACAAAAGGTGTTGAATCTGACCCTACATATAATACAGAGAATTTTGCAGATGGTAAAAACCCAGGTCGTAAAGGTCTAAGCAAACGAGTAGGAATACCTAAGGGTGCTAGTGTTACACAACTTAGAAAGATTGCTAAGAATAGTACAGGTGAGCGTAGGAGAATGGCACATTGGCAAGCAAACATGAAGAGTGGACGAAAGAAGAGCTAGAACATTACATTCGTGTTTCAAAAGAACACGAATCACGTAGGGCAAGCACCGACGAGAGGAACAAGTACTGGGATGAATATAGAAGATCTAAAGAAGCTAGCAGGGATAACCGAATTTAAAGGTTATACACCTTACGATGGCTCTAATATTTCTGTTACTGGAACAGAAAAACGCCGTATAGAAAGAGAAAAAAATATAAAGCCCGGTGACAAGGAATGGTTTGAATTGTGGTTTAATCTTCCTTACATGACAGGAGCATTAAATACAAAGCCAGGATTTAGAGGACGTAAAAAATGAAAGTAAATGAAATCTTTAGTAGTCTTGGATCTGCAATACATCACGACGCTATGAACAAGCAGGCCGAAAAACAACGCAAAGATGCCGAAGCAAAGAAGAAAAAGCCCGGGCCTATAACTAGCGATACTCTTGCTGACATTAACAAAAAACTGGGCAATGCAAAATCAGATCACAACGGACGTAAAAAATGAAAAAGTTTTTTAAACGATTATGGCGCAGTTGGTTCCCCCATCATTATCTTTATGTAACACACAGAGGTAAAGAACATATAATTTATGTAACCGACTTTAAAAAACTTACACCGAAAAAAATAAGTGGCTACAACAAGGATCGTGAATATTTCGAGTTTATTAGCATTGAACCTATGGAATATTTTATAGAAGAATACAAAGACGATTTAGCAAAGAAGCAAAAAAAATGAAAATAAGAGATTTACTCGAAGCAGAAGGGTTAGGCTTAACTATATTCGATATAGATGACACATTGTTTAGAACCACTGCGCAAATCAAAGTTGTAAAAGATGGACAGATTATTAAAAGTCTAACCAATCAAGAATTCAACACTTATAAGTTGCAACCGGGTGAAAGTTTTGATTTTGGCGAATTTGAAAACGCAGAAAAGTTCAACAGAGAAAGTATTCCGATTGAACCTATGATTGCCAAACTCAAAGCAATAATAAACAATGCTGGCGCTAGCAAAGTTATAATGCTTACTGCCAGATCAGACTTTGACAACAAAGAATTATTTTTAGACACATTTCGAAAGTATGGCATTGACATGAATCGAGTACATGTCCATCGTGCAGGCAATCTTGGTGGGTCACCTTCGCAAAACAAAGCTGTATGGATTAGAAGATACTTAGATACAGGCAAGTATGCTAGAGTGCGTCTTTATGATGATGCGATGAGCAATATCAAAATGTTTATCAATCTACAAAAAGAATATCCCGATGTTCAGTTTTTTCCATATTATGTTACACACGAAGGTACTATTAAAACAATTCGAGAAGCAGCAGGTGTAGGAAAAATTACTCAACAAAATCAAACTGTTGATGTAGGACCCAACGAAATCAAACGTCAAGCAGCCAAGTTTGGTAATACTGTAGATAAAAATGGTGTACCTCCTACACTATCATCCAAAGTAAAAGGCAAAAGCACAAATGTTTTATTTAACTTAGGAATGGCTGAAAATACAGAACCTAAGTATACAGCAAGCGAATGGGCAGTTATTTCAGGCGGACATAGTTTGGAAGAACCTGTACAAAAAATTAAACCTTTTGACTTTGATAAATACTAACATGCTACTAAGAGAATTAAAACAAACAGACTTGTTTTCGTTGTTTACTGCGAATGTAAAAGTTCGTCAGCAGTATTATTCTCAGTGGATACCTGTACAAGTATCAGCAAGAAATACTCAAGAAGCCAAAACAATTATACAAGCACAGTATGGAAAAGATTCTGCGGTTACTGGATTAAGGAAGTTAAAATGAAAATCGATGAAGTTGTTAAAAAACCAGTTCCTGCGGAACGTAACCCTGTAGCAACATTTGCACAACGTTCAGGTGCTGGTGTACACAAAGATCAAAATAAAAAGAATACACCGCCACGTAAAGAAAAGCATAAGAAAAAAGCAAGCATGGAAGAAACTGCTACAGCCGGTGCTACAAGTGCAGGAAGTATAGCGAGTGTACCTAATCCAGTAGCAGCACATGCTAAAATTAAACGTGACAAGAGTGGTGTACCGATTGCACCACAAAAGAAAAACAAAGACGGTACTGCTAAAAATGCATTGGATTTATCAAACAATCTAATGGGCGGTAAGACGATAAAACGATAAATATATAAAAGAATTTCGGAGATACCTTTATGACTGACAAGAACGTAAACGAAGGATTGGGTGATCTTGCACACGCAGCAGAAAAAGATCACGAAGTACAAATGGCTCGTGCAGATCTTTACAAGACTGCAAAGTATGCAATCAAGCTACATGAGATGCTTAAAAGTATATCAGAAGCAGAAGGTCTAGAAGGTTGGGTACAGGCAAAGATTACTAAAGCAGCCGATTACATTGGTTCTGTTTACCATTATTTAGAATATGAAAATGGTAATGCAAACGAAAGCAAGTCTGTTAAAGGTAGTATGACAGAAACTCAAACAGCCCAATATAAAGAAACTCTAGCAGAACGTATGTCTCAAAAAAAAACTGAACTAGGCGAACTAAGCCCGGATACACTTTACAAGTATCACGGAAAGGCATATGACGACGAAGCTGACCGTAGAGGTTCTGGTGATAGCAGTGACGAAAACAAGCGTAAGATTGCCAATCGCAAAAAAGGCAGAGCATTAGCAGCTACAAAGCACAACAAGGCAAAAGGCTGGACAAGACCAACTGGTGATAAAAAAGATGCTAGTTTGGCTTCTAAAGCCGCTGCTGGTCTAGCAAAGCTCATGGCAAGAAAAGATCGTCAAACAGCAAAAGCAGAAGAAAGCCTAGAAGAAAAAGCAAAGAGCAAAGCACAACAACGATTTATGGGCATGGTACATGCTACACAAAAAGGTGAACCTGCTCCGAGTAAAGAAGTTGCTAAAGTTGCAAAATCTATGCCTAAGAAAGCAGCAAAAGATTATGCAGCAACCAAGCACAAAGGCAAGCCTGAACACGTCAAGAAATGATAACTGCCGAGGATATGGTCTGGAAAACAATAGACCCAGACGATATTTGGGTGTTAGATAAACTCATACTTAGTCGTAAAATGTATTATAATTGTGGCCCGGTAGGATTAGATGTTCCTAAACCGGGCTATTATATTGTTAGACCCTGTGTTAATATGATAGGTCTTGGTCTGGGCGCACAACGAGTCTGGCTCGATTGTGATACAACCCACTTGCCTGTTGGACATTTCTGGTGCGAATGGTTCGAAGGCAGACATTTAAGCATAGACTATCATTGGGGTAAACAAACACTTGCAGTCGAAGGCAACAAACCCGACAACACATTTACCAAGTGGGACGATTGGACTAGGGTCTCTGATAGGATAAGATTACCCGAGTGTGTACGACACTACGGCAAAAAGTATGAATGGATAAATTGTGAATTTATAGGCGGAAAACTTATAGAAGTACACTTTAGGCACAACGAAGACTTTGAAGGCAATATAAAACATTTTATACCTGTTTGGGCTGGAGAAGAAATAAATCCACCAGAAGGATATACATACAAAGTTTATCCAGACGTGCATGGACGAATCGGCGCTTACATAAAATAAACCATTGACAACAAAGAACTTTTAACATATATTATTAAAAAGGAGTAATGTATGAGCGATAGAGTATATGGCGCTGAAGAAAAAGCCAAGCTAGAACGTCTTGTCCGAGAAGGAGTAAGCGTTATGCAAGAAGTAAGTGATTTACAAGCAGGACTTAAAGACACTATTAAGGCTGTTGCTGAAGAACTAAACGTAAAGCCTAGTTTGATTAACAAAGCAATTCGTGTTGCACAAAAGCGTAACTGGGGACAAGTTCAAGACGAATTCGAAGATCTTGAAACACTGGTGTCCACTGTTGGCTATGACAAAGACGATTGAACACGTTGACATTTTAGGTAATATATTAAATGATGGGGATATTATTGCATATTCCCATCATAATAATTTAAAGATTGGCACAATTAAAAGATCTTCGCCTAAAATGATTATAGTTATGCCAATTGGAAAAAAGTACTACGATCGAAAATATCCTAACGAAACAGTTAAGTTGGATAGTTCTAGAGTCAGTTTATATATACTTAAAAATAATAATTAAATGTAGAGTCGCTCACTTTACGAGTAGGTTGAAGGTTAGTTGGCCAATAAGCAACAAGGAGAAGAAATGCCATACGTAGACGCTATGTTCGACAGAGACGCAGATATAATTCGTGTAGTCGAACGCAAGGATGGTAAAAGACATTACCACGAATATCAAGCAAAATATACATTTTATTACGACGATCCTAGAGGAAAGTATAAAAGTATTTTTGGAGATCCGCTGACACGCATTGTTTGCAAAAATACAAAAGACTATCGTAAAGAACTTGCAATTAATAAAGGCAAGAAGCTTTTTGAATCTGACATCAATCCAATTTTTCAATGTTTAAGTGAAAATTATGAAAATCAAGATGCACCTAAACTAAACGTTGCATTTTTCGACATCGAGACTGATTTTGATCCGGAAAGAGGATTTGCTCCAACAAACGATCCGTTTATGTCAATCACTGCCATTACTGTGCATTTGCAATGGTTGGACACTCTAATAACACTTGCACTGCCTCCTAAAACACTCACAATAGAGCAAGCGCAAGAAGAAGTCAAAGAATGGGGCAACCTTTGTATTTTATTTAAAAACGAGGGTGATATGCTACAAACCTTCCTTGACTTGATTGAAGACGCTGATATTATAAGTGGTTGGAACAGCGAAGGTTATGATATTCCATACACAGTAAACCGTGTAAGTCGTATACTGAGCAAGGATGATACTAGACGCTTTTGTTTGTGGGGGCAGCTACCTCGTAAACGTGAATACGAAAAGTTTGGTAAAACAGCAGAAACGTTTGACACTGTTGGACGTGTGCATATGGACTATCTCGAACTGTATCGCAAATACACATACGAAGAACGACACAGCTATAGACTTGATGCAATCGGCGAAATGGAAGTAGGCGAAAACAAAACTGTTTACGAAGGAACGCTTGATCAACTTTATAACAACGATTTTCGTAAGTTTATCGAATACAACCGGCAGGACGTTGCACTACTTGATAAGATTGATAAGAAACTGAGATTCTTGGATCTTGCTAACGAGATTGCTCACGACAACACTGTGTTGCTACAAACAACAATGGGTGCGGTTGCTGTTACTGAACAAGCAATTATTAACGAATCCCATCGCAGAGGGATGCAAGTACCTAACAGACGTGACCATGGCGGTGATACACAAGCTGCGGGTGCTTACGTTGCGTTTCCTAAAAAAGGTGTACACAAATGGGTTGGGTCAATGGACTTGAACAGCTTGTACCCGAGTGTGATTCGTGCAATGAACATGGCTCCAGAAACAATCATTGGACAAATTCGACTAGATATTTCCGATGCTCGTATCCACGAAGATACTACTCTAAAGAAAATGTCGTTTGCAAGCAGTTGGGAAGGTAGATTCGGAGCAGAAGAATACGAAGCTATCATGGAACAACGCAGAGATATCATGCTAACGCTGGACTTGGAAAGTGGCGAGAGTCATGTGCTAAGTGCAGCAGAAGTATACAAGCTGATATTTGACAGCAACCAGCCGTGGATGATCAGTGCAAATGGTACTGTGTTTACATATGAAAAAGAAGGAATCGTTCCTGGCTTGCTAAAGCGTTGGTACAGTGAACGTAAAGAACTACAAGCAAAGAAAAAGAAGTCAATCGAAGCCGGAAACGAAACAGAAATTGCGTTCTGGGATAAACGTCAATTGGTTAAGAAAATTAACCTCAATAGTTTGTACGGTGCTATTCTTAACCCAGGTTGCAGATTTTTCGATAAGCGTATCGGACAAAGTACTACACTAACTGGTAGACAAATTGCCAAACACATGGCAGCCAAGGTAAACGAAATTATCACTGGATCATATGATCACGTAGGCAAAAGTATTATCTACGGTGATACAGACTCTGTTTATTTCAGTGCATATCCTGTGCTCAAAGACGACATTCAGTCAGGACGTATTCCGTGGACAAAAGAAAGTGTTACTACACTTTATGATCAGATATGCGATGAAGCAAACCTAAGTTTTAGCGACTTTATGGGACGAGCGTTTCATTGTCCAAAAAGCAGAGCAGAAGTTATTGCAGCGGGTAGAGAAGTAGTTGCAGATACTGGACTGTTTATTACTAAAAAACGTTATGCAGTTAGAGTGTACGATCTAGAAGGTGAACGTAAAGACACTGGCGGCAAAAAAGGTAAAGTTAAAGCAATGGGTCTTGATCTTAAAAGATCTGATACTCCAGTGTTTATGCAAGACTTTTTGAAAACATTGCTTGACATGGTATTGGATCTTGCTGATGAAAAACAGCTATTGGATAGTATTACACAGTTTAGAAGAGAATTCAAAGAGCGCCCAGGATACGAAAAAGGTTCTCCTAAACGTGCAAACAAAATTGCGTTTTATCAGCGTGAAGAAGAAAAAAAGGGTAAAGCAAACATGCCTGGGCATGTTAGAGCAAGCATCAATTGGAATACGCTAAAGCGCATGAACGGCGACAAGTATTCGTTGGAGATTGTAGACGGTATGAAAGTTATTGTTTGTAAACTAAAACAAAATCCGTTAAATTACACCAGCGTTGCATATCCCACAGACGAGCTAAGATTGCCGGACTGGTTTAAAGAACTTCCGTTCGATTCAGAGGCAATGGAAGAAGTTATTATTGATAACAAGCTAGATAACTTGATTGGTGCGTTGGATTATGATTTAGAAAGCACAAAACAAAACACTACATTTAACAGCTTGTTTGACTGGAGTTAATTGATATGAAAGTAGGCATTACATTCAGTGCGTTTGATAAATAAATGTATTAGGAGAACACTATGTTTGGATACATTTATGAAACAAAGAATCTTGTAAACGGTAAAACCTATATAGGAAAGAAACAAGGCGAGTTCAATGAAACATATTACGGTAGCGGAATGATATTACAGCAAGCATTAAAAAAATATGGTAGAGAAAACTTTGAAGTTGTAGTATTATCTACTTACAACACAGAAGAAGACCTAAATAATGCCGAAGTAATGTTTATCGAAACTCGCGATCCTACTTACAATATAGCAAAAGGCGGAACCGGCGGAGATACACTTGCTAGAGCAGACGAAGAATATAAACAAGAAGTTATTGCTAAAAGGAAACAAGGCATGAGCAATGCTTGGAGTAATGCTTCAGAAGAACAGCGTAAGCAATGGAGCAAAAATATTAGCAAAGCCAAAAAAGGCAAAGCAACTCGTCCCGCTGATTATACACATAGCGAAGAAGTTAAACAACGCATTAGAGAAGGCAATAAAGATTTTTGGCAAAACCCGCCTGAAAGTTGGAAAGAAAATCATGCCAGAGCAATGGAATCAAAACGTGGAAAACCTTTAGAAAATAGACAAACTCCAGTAGAAATAAATGACGCTATATATCCCGGTGTTATTGCTGCGGCTAACGAATTGAAAGTTTCAAGACAATGTATTAATCGATGGATTAAAAAAGGAAAAGCAAAATATGTCAAATAACGGAAGAATTGGAATAGTGTTTTCGGCGTTTGATCTTTTACATGCCGGTCACATCGGTATGTTACGTGAAGCCAAAGCAAATTGTGATTATTTAATTGTAGGGTTACAAACAGATCCTACAATAGATCGTCCCACAGAAAAGAATAAACCAGTACAAACACTAGTAGAACGATATGCACAACTTAATGCTTTAAAATTTGTCGACGAGATTGTTCCTTATCAAACTGAAGAAGATGTTATTGATA